ATCGACAGAGTTGTTGGTATGGGTTCAGAGATTGAAATGCAATCTATGTGGACGGTTCATAGTTATGAAGGTGACTACAATCCAGTTCACGACCACGGCACTAAAACACCTATGGGGCTGTCTTGTATATTCTATTTGAAAGTTCCACCACAGATTGAAAAGTTAGGTAACCCAGCAGAACACTTTGAAGGACTAAACGAATCTTCTGGTGCAATAGATGGATTTACTTATTTAACTTGGGGTGTAAATGGTATGAGAGATATAAACATACTAAGACCTATCACAGAAGAATATGTAAAACCAGAAGTTGGAACAATGTTAATGTTCCCAGCTTGGTTAAGACATGGTGTAATGCCTTTCTTTGGAGAAGGTGAAAGAAGAACATTCTCTTGTAATATGAATGTAACACCAAATGAAAGATTAACTGGTGACCACTATAGAAAGACCAGAGAAGAATAATGGGACTGAGTGATTTATCTAAACAGTTAGATGTTAGAAAACAAACATCTACCAAAGAACAACCTTATGCAATGGGAAGGCAAACTGTAAGAAAAGCTAGAACCGATTTATCTAACAAAGATTTTCAAGCAAGTATAAAATTAAAAACTATGCCTGCTATCAAATGGTTAGAAGTTCAATTTCCACCAGTGTTTGTAGAAGAAATAAATCAGTTCATTGATGATGTTGTTATACCAAATAATAAAGATTATTCTAACAAACTTGTCGGACAATTAAAAGGTGAAAAGTCTGCACAACTTGATTTTCCATTGCAAGGTCACGAAACTGGAGAACAATTCAAAAAAGTTCTTGAGAACTTAGGTATGTCATTTATACAAAAACCATACAATAGAATGTCTTCAGTTGAGTGCTTTGAATGTTGGACGGTACATAGCTATGAGGGTGACTATAATCCAGTGCATGACCATGGCGTTAAAACTCAATCTGGTTTGTCTTGTATTCTATACTTAAAAGTTCCAGACTCTATTAAGAATAAACCACAGATAGAAGTTCCAAATTTAAATAGTGCGTCTGGTGAGATTGACGGTTGGACACAGTTTCAATGGGGTGCAAATACAATGAAAGATATTTATCAACTAAGAGAACAAACTCAACATGTAGTAAGACCTGTTGAGGGTAAACTATTAATGTTTCCTTGTTGGTTAAATCATATGGTATGGCCTTTTAGAGGTGAGGGTGAAAGAAGAACCTTATCTGCAAACTTTAATATACACGATTCACCAGAAGTAACAAAACAATTTTCTGAAAGATAACATCAACAAAAGGGGTAATATGCAAAGTACAAAACAAAGATGGGATTGGAGAATACAAGAAACATTAGTAAAAGAAGTATTAAGACTTGAACCAGAAAACGAATATATTAAAAAGTGGTGTGAGATGACAAATCATCATGGTGCAAATATTCGTAAGGCTAGAGATTATTATTTAAAACATGGAAAATCACCAGAAGAAAATGGTGAACACCCAGAGGGCAGCTGCCAATAACAGAGGTAATATATTATGTACAAATTTGAAGAAGACAAATCTATAAAAGAAATAAAAGAATACATTGACAAAACTTACGAAGCACATTATAGTAAAGGTAAGTATCAAGCAACAGAGATGATTATAGACTCTGGTCATGGAGAAGGTTTCTGTATCGGAAATATTTTGAAGTATGCTCAACGATACGGAAAAAAGAATGGTAAAAATAGAGCAGACTTATTAAAGGTTATACATTATGGTATAATCGCATTACATTTAAATAATGGAGAAAGTGAATGAAGTTAAGTACAAATACAATACAAGTTCTAAAGAACTTTGCTTCTATTAATCAGAACTTAGTGATTAAAGAAGGTAATGAAATTAAGACAATGTCTGCAATGAAGAATATCGTTGCAAAGGCTACAGTAGAGGAAACATTTCCTAAACAAGTTGCAATCTATGACTTGAATGAGTTTCTAGGTTGTTTATCTTTATTTAAAAATCCTATACTTACATTTAATGATACAAGTGTTACAATCACAGAAGAGAATGATGGTAACGGTGATTCATTAGAATATATGTATAGTGACCCAAGTGTTGTTACAACACCAAGTAAAGATATCACAATGCCTAGTGAAGAAATAAAGTTTACTCTAACTGATGCTACATTATCTAAGCTATCAAAGTCAGCTGGTATGATTGGTGCCCCAGACTTACTTTTAGAAAACAATAAACTTACTGTCAGAGATAAAAAGAACGATAGTGGTAATTGTTATTCTACAAGTGTTGATGCACAAGGTGATGGAACATATAAGTTTTATTTCAAAACAGAGAACCTAAAACTAATACCAGGCTCTTATGATGTAACTGTTTCATCTAAGAATATTAGTAGTTTTAAAAATGGAAAAACACAATACTGGATTGCACTAGAACCAGAATCAAGTTATTCTGCGTAGGAGTGTAATATGGAAAAGTTTCTCTGGGTGGAGAAGTACCGTCCAACGAATGTAGACGAGTGCATACTCCCAAATAATCTAAAACAAACTTTTCAAGAGTTTGTTAAACAAAAGACCATACCTAATCTTATCTTATCTGGTGGAGCTGGTGTAGGTAAAACTACAGTTGCAAACGCTATGTTAAATGAGATAGGTGCAACATCAATGATGATAAATGGTTCTGAAGAATCTGGTATTGATGTTCTCAGAACTAAAATTAAAAACTTTGCATCTACAAGTTCTTTAGAAGGTGGAAGAAAATATTTAATCCTTGATGAGTCTGATTATCTCAATCCTCAATCAACACAGCCTGCCCTTCGTGGTTTTATGGAAGAGTTTCATAAGAACTGTGGTTTCATTCTTACTTGTAATTACAAGAACAGATTAATTGAACCATTGCATTCCAGATGTAGTGGTGTTGATTTTAGGATACCAAAAGGTGAGATAAATAAACTATGTACACAGTTTTTCAAAAGAGTGAAAAGTATATTAGATAAAGAAGGTGTTAAGTATGATGATAAAGTTATACTTGAACTAATTACAAAATACTTTCCAGACTGGAGAAGAACTCTTAATGAATTACAAAAGTATTCTGCATCTGGTCAAATAGATTCTGGAATACTTGTCAACTTATCAGAGGTAAATATAAATGAACTTATGGAAGCACTTAAAAAAAACGAGTTTACAACTGTTCGAAAGTGGATTGTTAACAATCTTGATAATGACCCAAGCCGCATGTTTCGTGTCATTTATGATTCTCTATATGATTATCTTGATGGGTCTACCATTCCTCATGCTGTTATCATCATTGGGGATTATTCGTACAAATCGGCGTTTGTAGCTGACCAAGAAATAAACATGTTAGCGTGTATGACTGAATTAATGGGAGCTGTTAAATTCAAATGATAGATGTTTTTGACGATACATTAGAACACCATAATGCAGAATTGGTAGATATGACTATTCGTAATCTATCTTGGAAGTATGACTACAGTTCAACTGGAGATGGTGTGAATAAACATTGGCACATATTCTGTGGTCACACACCAGAGGAATGTATAGAAAATGGTTATGAACCTTTACTGTTAATTTGGGACGCAATACAACGCAAAGCAAAAGTAAAGATACGAATGGAAAGAATGTATCTCAACGCACACACGCATGGAATAGAACCACACGCACATGTTGATGATGGTGATTACACAATCATCTATTACCCTAGAATGGACTGGCAAAGACATTTTGGTGGTGGAACAATTATTGGAAATGAGTTAATCGATTACAAAGGTAATAGGTCGATTATGTTCAACGCAAGTTATTTACATCAAGCACAAACTATATCAAGACAGTGTTATAAATTACGAACTTGTGTTGTATTTAAAACAAAGGATTTAGATAATGTATCAATTGAAAGAATATCTGAAAGCAATCAATCAGTCTAAAGAAAAACTGATGGATACCGAAGATGAAGTCTGGGAAAAGAAATATCCAGCCTATATCGTAAACAAATGTCTTGCACCATTCGATAAACAAACTTGTTTATTTGTTAATGAAGTTAATCGTAGACCCCACCTAGAAAATAAGTTACAGTTTGACTTTTTGATAAATAGTTTAAGAAGAATGAATAGGTATGCTCCTTGGCAGAAAGCTAAGAAGATAAGTGATATAGAGTATGTGAAAGAGTATTATGGATACAGTAATGAGAAAGCTAAGTCTGCACTCACCATACTTAATAATGAACAAATGAAGTATATAAAGAAAAAATTGAATAAGGGTGGAAGACATGGAAAATAGTATTAACTGGTCACAAGACCAAATGTTAGAAGTTGCATTGAAAGAACCAGATGACTTTTTAAAAGTAAGAGAAACTTTATCTCGTATCGGTGTAGCCTCCAGAAAAGAAAGAAAACTGTATCAGTCTTGTCATATACTGCACAAGCAAGGTAAATATTATATCGTACATTTCAAAGAACTTTTTGCATTAGACGGTAAAGAAACAAATTTATCAGAGAACGATATTGCAAGAAGAAACACAATCGCAAAATTATTAAATGATTGGAATCTAGTAGAAGTAAAAGGAAGTATGGAGCCTGCAGCTCCTCTAAGTCAAATTAAGATTTTGTCTTTTAAAGATAAAGACGAATGGACTTTGGAAACAAAGTATAATATTGGCAAAAAGAAAGAGGACTAATCAGTGGAAAAATTTTCTGACTTTATTACAGAACAAAAGAATGAACAACCTTACAAACTTTTAATTCTTGTCCATAGCACACCAGAAGACCCAAATAAAACTGGAGTGATAATAGATAAAGAATCAAAAAAAGTTGATGGAGTTGAAGTTTATCAATTTGAAGTTAGCATGGGTTATCCAACTATAAATGAAAAAGGTAATATGGTTCTACATAATTATCTATATGAAAAAGATGTTATGGGAGAGATAGTAAAAGAAGACCATGATAAAAAAGGTTTTGAGATAATTCCAGATAGAACTATTTGTATGGTAAGAGGCTCAAGTGAAAAAGTTTATAGATTTGCAGAAACAGTAAGACTTAAAGGGGTATACACAATAAACTCAAGATTTACTCACATAGTATGTGATGATAAATGGTTGAATTATGTTGTGATGAGGAATGCTGGATTAAGACAACCAAGAACTGCATTAATAAAATCAGAAAGAACTTTAGATGTAAGTCTAAAACAAATGGGAAATAAATTTCCACTTATATTAAAAACTGCAAGAGGAACTCAAGGTATAGGTGTTATATTTGTTGAGTCTGAAAAAAACCTAATTGCAACACTACAACTAATAAACAAGTTTGATGAACACGAGGGTGTATTAATACAAGAATTTATAAAAACAGATTATGATGCAAGAGTGATGGTTTTTGATGGTCAGGTTGTAGCTGCTCTTAAAAGACCAGTTCTAAAGGGAGATTTTAGAAGTAATATAAGTCAAGGTGTTGACCCAACAAAATTAGAACTAACAGAATTAGAAAAATCAGAATGTGTTAAGGCTGCAAAATCAGTAAAG